CATACCATTCAGTTTCAGGAAAGTATTTATTTTTATAAGCATTTTTAACAAATGCTATTTTTTCGGACCATAACATATTTAATTGCCAATCTTCATATTCTGCTAATTTATTTTTTTTATGATTTTTTATCCAGTCTGACTTGTATTTATAATTATAAAATTTTTCTATTCTTAATAAAACTAATTTAATTTTATCATTATTTTTAGTATATTTTTCCAATAAAGGTTTACTTTTTTGGTCACAAAAAATAACTAAATTAAAATTTTTAACATTTGGTAATAAATTAGAAAACCATTTTTCATATTTTTCCTTAGAAAATTTAGATTTTAAAATATAAAAAGCAGAAATAAATGTAATCATGTATAAATTATGATATATATTTGATTTTAAGTTTATTATAATTTTATCCAATTATTTGGACACAGATCACTTGTATTTTTATTAAAACTCTTATCAAACCATTCAGTAGGTCTACAAACAACCTTATCAGAATTTTTATTTAAATAAGCACCCCACCAACTAAAACTACTATTTGCAATTATATTATGATTACATAAACTCATCAAAATTAATTCTTCCCAGTCTTCTCCTTTACCTCTTTTAAATACACAATTTGTATGTTTTTGTTTAATTTTATTGATTTTATTTTTAACATCTTCTATATCTTCATCTTCACAGAAGAATATTACAGTAAAGTTATCTTTTTTTGTTTTTTTTATTATTTCCGATAAAGAATTGATATAGTAATCAATAGACATTATATTGTGAGCTGATAAGTTTTTGTAATCACCTAATCTAAAATGCATACTTATTGTGTCATCAATGAAAAGGCCTTTATTTTTTTCACGTATTGTTTTTTTAAATTCTTCTATTTTTATAATTTCTAATATTTTATCAAAATTATCTTGAAAATATTTATAACTTTGAAAATAACCAAATAACATAAAATTTTCATTTATTTTTGGTATTTCATTATAACGAAAATCTTTTTCACGTAGTTGAGGTAAAATTTGATATATATGATGGTTATTTTTTACTACATTTTTTTTTAAATTAACCAATAAATTATCCCAATAAGTTGGTCTTAAACAACCTGTAGGGCCTTTTGCAACTTTTTCATTTTGATTATAAATGGGTAGTTTAAATTCAAAATTATATTTTAACGCGTACGAAATACAGGCAAATATTTGAAATAATTGATTTCCTAACCCTCCTTGTAAATAAACAGTTAGCATTTAGTTTAATTAATTAATAATATTTAAATAAAAATTGAATACAAATATTTAGTTATATTTATGATTATTAAGCATAGATGAATCATGTCATTTCCTATCTTCATTGACGTAAATACAAATCAAAATAATATGAAATATGTTTTATATCTCCCAGACATTATTGTTAAGTTTAACAGTAAACCAATAAATCAAAATTATATTTTATTGCAATCTATTTCCGGTTCTGAAATATATATTAATATAAAAAAACATATCATTTTTGCAAACGATTATCTATCAATATGGGATACAAAGGCAAAAATAAAGTATTTTGTTATCTCAAATAAAATTACAAATAAAAGTATGATAAAATTACGACCTTATAGAAACGAAAAGTTTGTATTTACTCCAACAATTAATTTATATGGAGAGAAAAATATATACATAAATAATTTACCAAATTGATTATTATTCGCATTTAATAGACAAATTAAGTTCTTTATGTAACAACAACAAACCATCTAAATTTGTCGTAGTGAGTTTTATCAATGACTTTTTTTTATTTTTTTTATTTTTTTTATAAATATAAAAAAAAACATTATTTCCATCTCCACTAATACCTGAAATACAAAGTGTAGATAATTTATATTTACGTTGCCTTTTATAATTATGTCTACTAATCAAAGTAAAAAAAAATTCTGTTAACATAAAATATTTTTTTTTCCAATAATGATGGTCTATTAATATGTCATATTTTTCAAAATATATGATTCCCACCAACCAATTATTTATTTTTGTAATTTCATTTTCTTTTAATTCATATACTTCCGATGAGTTTTTGTTTGATAAATGTATCATTTCTGTATTATCAGACATTTATAATAATATTATATTTTATTCTGTAAATTTCTGTTCCCATAATGAAAGTGCTATTTTATGCTGATTTTCATCAAAATCTTCTATATAAATTCTATAAATATATTCTTGACAGTTTTTAGGTACCATAAAACTATCATAATGTTTTTTTTGAAAACCTATTTTATTTTTTTTAAAATAAACTACATTTTTTAAAGGGTTTTTTCCGTTCCCACTAATAAATCCTATTCTTAGTTTCATAATACCACGATGTTTTATATTATGACTGTCTAGTTCACTAATAAGTTCAGTCATTTTTACATCCATATCTTTGATATGTCCAGAAGAAGCTATAAAATATTCTCCTATCATCTTTGGAATATTTCTTGTATAAAGTTTTTTTAATATATTATGTTGAGTTGCATTTTCTGCAATTAATGCAATAGAATCAATAGCACAGTACCATGAGTTTTCCAAAGTTTTCTTCCAGAAGATATTTTTATCCTTAAGTAAATCTATGATTAGATATTCGCATGCTTTTGCAGTCCTATGATTATAAACTCTTCTATGTAATCTGTAACGTGTTTCAAATAAAAGCACAATCTCATCTTGTAACTTATCTGGCCATGCTAAAACCTGATTACCATTAAATTCAACAACACGACACATGGTCAAAAGTCTATCATATTTTTCACTTAATCCCATACCTAGATGATAACTATCTCTTTGTATATAGTCTATTTTATCAACATCAATAGAACATTGTTTATTTGCAATAATTTGATATAAGAAATTAGATTTTTTATCCTCTGGCGGAACAATCATATTAATAATAATTTGTTGTTCTGGTTCACTAATAGACATTTCATATTCTGTAATTATCCTTTTAAATATATCTATACCTCTTTCTTCATGTTCAGGTTGACCTTCTTTTCTAATATAGTCATCATATAGATGACTAAATGGGCCATGACCAATATCATGTATCAAACCTGCGATTTGAACTAGTTCGACCAAATTATCAGTAATATTTAGTTCAGGTTGATTTTTTTGTAATGATTCAATTAAAATTTTTCCAAGATGGCTTACACCTAAAGAATGTTCAAACCTAGTATGATTTGCACTAGGATAAACCATATATGAAACACCTAGTTGTCTAAGACCATGTAAACGTTTAAATTCCACCGTGTCAATAATTTTTGACATACGAGGAGTTATATCGATATGACCATGTAAGGGACAGTTAATTGTACGATTCATAGTTATTGTTTGTTTTATGAGTATTAAAAAATATCGTTTTTTATTCAATTTTATAAATACTTAAAATGTTTTATTTGATACAAAATGTGTTTTTGCCCCAAAGGATTGAAGTTCATGATATATAAATTTTTCTATTGTCATACTTACAAATAAAAAATTTTTTATTTTAAATATTTTACATAATGAAATTAAAAGATATTCGGGATTAGCTTTGAATGCTCCATGTCCTCTATAATAGAATTCTTTATTGCTTGGCGAGTCTCCAGATAAGTGTTGTATTTCTCGCGTCGCTTTCCCGTACGAGTATCCCAGAAGGATTGCCATTCATTAGAGACCAATTCAGATTGATAACCCGATGCTACAGCCAAAACATCGCACGCTAGGCCTTTAATGTCATTATCCTTAGATGCTATAGGAAACATAAGCTTTTCTCCTTCACTTGTTGTAATAGTACTACATTGAAACTTACGCTTACCATACTTCGTATGGGTAAATGTGATACTATTATCTGACTCTGTAGGCTCCCATCCAACATCAATCATTTTTTTCTGAAGAAGGGTATATTTTTTATCCCTAATAGTAATCCGCATATCTGGGAAGACGCGGGGAAGAACATTGGCGGTTTCGTAAACAGTTGAGGACATATTTTTGTGTGTGTGTGTGTGTGTGTGTGTGTTGGTTTTAGACTTGTTTGAATCCTAAAATCAACTTCAATTTTAAAAATACGCTCCGGGACGGGTTCGAACCGCCGACATCTCGATTAACAGTCGAACGCTCTACCTACTGAGCTACCAGAGCAAAAATAACAAAAAAAAACTTATATATAATATTTTTTTTGTCTTTAAGTTATAATTAATTATTTTCTGTGCCTATTTTTTTTAATAAATTGTTTGTGTTTAATAGAAACTTTACGCTTAACTTCAATGTTCATTACCTTTTTAAATTTTATATTAGCTTTCGCAATGTCTTCGGTGTAAGATTTTTCGCTTAATTCAACAAATGCTTCCTTATCTGCTTCTTTATTGTCCTTTTCCAATTCACTATATTCGTTTAAAAATCTGTAATAACCAGATTCATAACCGCTATAAAAGGTATGTTCCGCTATGGGAAGCTCATCTGAAAAATGTGGTCGCATAACTAATGCATATTTATCATGATGCATGGGATGTCCATAAATAATTTCATTTTTTGCTGCAATACACCCCAAATTATAAGCATTATTCCTTTCGATATCATTATTTAACCTAACAATTCTTTCCATATAAGCAAGACTTTCCTGTTTAATCTTAATGTTTTCTATTTGTAATTTACAACTTTCAGTTATCAATCTTTTATTTCTTTTCATATTTCTCGACCAATCCTTTAAATTTGTCCTATAATTAGTATAAAGGTCAGTACATTCCCTAACTATTTGTTCATCAGTAAGTGTTGTATGTGAATCAATTGGGTCCCTACATTGAGGACAAGTAGCATTAACCTCAATCCACCTGTAAAAACATTTTGTACAAAAGGTATGGTTACATTTTGTGTTAACAATAGACTTAATAGTTAATGTATTATAACAGACACTGCACATCGGTTCTTCTTCTTCATCATCGGATTCATGTTCTTCTCCACTTACAAAGAGAGCTCGAGGGCTAATATCTGGCGTTTTTGTTTCCTCAAAACCGGTATGTTCGCTAATATGAATAGGAGTTTCCAAAATTTCTTCACCATCGGTGTCAGAACCGAATAGTTCACTATCATCTATATCAGTGTCTAAATCATGATCCTCATCTTCGCCTATATCAGATATAAGAGTAGGCATTTCTAGGCTTGTTGGATTACCAGATTCTTCCTCTTCATCAAACGTACCAGGTACGTAGGACCGAAATTCAGTACTCAGAAGTTCATCTAAAACTTCATTCATTGCGTCCATCATTGGGTCGGGGTGTATATGAGTTACGGTGTCACTTGGTGTATCAATAGCTTCGATATTTTGAGATTCTTGTGTAACTTCACTCATACCGTAAGACATTTTAATATGTGTTATAAGATTACAATAATATTAAAACCAACTTCAATTTTACATAAAAAAATTTTATAGTATAATCTACATTTATTAAATTAATTATCCCATTCCAATAAGGTCACCGAGTATATCAGTGATCATATTTGGTAGAGGTGCATTCCAATAGTTATTAATAGATTCTATATTAGTTATATCGTTTC